CAACCGACATTGGCACCGTTCGTTTATCTTCAAAATTAGACCCTGATGTTGAGGCGCTATTGCGCCCACTACGCAAGAACAATGGCTTGGCTGTCTGATGCAACCGAGTGCAGTTCGTAATGGTTTAAAAACTAACCTAGAGACAATTCCTGGGCTAAGAGTTTATGAGTTAATTCCATCACCTGCCGTTGCACCTGCCGCAGTAGTTGGTCAACTTGATTTCACATTTGATATTAACAATGCCCGTGGATTAGACCAGGCAAACCTTGATGTTGTAGTTCTTGTTCAGCGCCTAGCACAAAAAAGCGCACAAACTGATCTTGATAAGTACCTACAAGGGTCGGGGGATTACTCAATCAAGGCAGCAATTGAATCTGATTTAACTCTTGACGGTGCTTGCAGCACCTTGCGTGTGACATCTGCCCAGGCTGGTTCATACACATCAGGAGATATTGATTTTCTTTCATACCGCTACAGCCTCACAGTGTGGGGATAGGAGAAAAAATGAGCTACATAGTCACATCGGATGTATTTGTACCAAAAAACAAAGGTGAGTCAATCACCGAAAAAGAATTGCTTGAACTTGGCCTCAACATTGATGCCTTAGTTGCAGGCGAGCATCTAAAAAACACCGCACCAATCAAACCAGTAGAGGAAGTAAAATAATGCCACGCATAGTATTAACGGATGTTTCAGTTACAGTAAATGCTATTGATCTCAGCACCTATTTGACGAGCGTTACACTTTCAACAAGTGTTGATGTCGTTGAAACAACAGGAATGGGAAGCGCGGCAGCAAAAACACGCCTTCCAGGATTAAAAGATAACTCAGTAACTTTAGAGTTTAACCAAGATTTTGCAGCATCAGGTCCTGAAATTACAATCAACGCAATTGGCTCATCACTTGTTGGAACAGTAGTTCCTATTGTAATCAAGCCAACATCAGGTGCAGTCAGTTCAACAAACCCTTCATACACTTTTTCAGCGGTTTGTTCAGAGTGGCAGAATCTTCAAGCTGGCGTGGGCGAGCTATCAACGATTTCTGCGACTTGGCCAATCACGGGCGCAATTACAAAAGCCGCTTCATAAATGCCACGCCTTGTTCTCAATAACGCCTATGTGCTATTTGCAAGCAACGATATTTCGGAGTTTGTAACACAGATAGAATTGAAAACAAGCGTGGATACAATTGACACAACCCAAATTGGCGCACAATCTCGAACACGCCAAGCGGGTGTGTTCGATAACTCTGTCACTTTTCAGTTCAATCAAGATTATGCCAGTGGCGCCCTTGAACAACTCATCAATGGTACTTCGATGGCAAACACAACAGTCGGAACTGCAGTTGCAATGCAGATCAGGCCAGTAAATGCAGCAGTAAGTGCAAGCAATCCAAAATATACATTCAACGCAGTTATCACCGAATGGCAATCCGTATCAGGTGAATTGGGCGGGTTATCCACCGTTCAAGTTTCGTGGCCAATTTCAGGCAACATCACTAAATCAATCACATAAGTAGGGGGAAAAGATGGATGGATTATCAGTAAAGGTTAAAACCACCGATGGTGTTGAGGCTTCTTACAAGTTGACGCCTCGCATCATTGTTGCATTTGAACAAAATTTTGGCGGGGGCATGCCTAAACTTTTGGGAGAAGGACAAAAAGTAGAATTTATCTACTGGCTTGCTTGGAAAGCGCTTCAGACAAATGGCCATGTTGTAAAAGTTTTTGGACCTGAGTTTTTAGATACTCTCGTGAGCGCCGAATTGGATGCTGACGAATCTTTCGAATCCACCGCAACAGCCTAACTTTTATGATTGCAGCCGTTGCGGTTGAAACAGGGATTCCCATTAGTGATTTGCTTGATGCGCCTGAAGGTATCCTTGAAGCAATCACGATTTATATGAAGGAACGAGCTAAAGCCAATGGCGGATGAAGTAATTGTTCTGACTGGAATCAAAGAAACACTTGATGCTCTTGCTGCATTTGACAAAAGCGCAGTAAGAAAATTTAACAAGGTCATCAATGATGAACTATCAGGCGCTCAATTGGATGCACAAAGGTCAGTTGATCTCATAATAAATCCAAGAACAAATACACCTATGAGTGGTTGGCGCAAAACTGACGCCTTTAAACCGACAAAGACCCGTGGTGGTAAAGGTTGGCCTGGTTGGGATAGTTCAGTAGTCAAAGCGGGTATCAAAAAAAGCAAATCGCAGGGGAAACCGCGTAAGTTTCAAGGATACACAACCAGTGCTGGTGCTTTGTTAAATGAATCGGCATCAGGTGCAATTTTTGAAGTTGCAGGAAGAAAGAGTAGCGGAACTGGTACTGGTACCTCATTCATAAACACACTTAATGAGCGTTTTCAAAAAGCCTCTCGAACTATTTGGCGCACTGTTGACAAAGACAGACCACGCATTGAGGCCAATGTAGCAAAAGCATTAGATGAAGCAAAAGCTGAATTAAAAAAACATTTGGAACAGGAGCGTGCGTAAATGGCAGTTGGCGCAATTGTAGCCCGCATCCTCACCCAGTATTCGGACAAAGGTTCGAAGGCTGCTCAAAAGGATATAAAAAAACTTGGCACAAGCATTGACAAGTTTGCTAAGAAATCAGCCAAAGCCTTTGGGGTTGCAGCGTTAGCATCTGCCGCCTTTGCAGCAAAGATTGGCAAGGATGCAGTTCAGGCTGCAATTGAAGATCAAAAGTCTCAATTATTGCTTGCTAACTCTTTGCGCAATACAGTCGGTGCATCAGATGCGCAAATTGCAAGCGTAGAAAAAAACATTACAGCGCTTCAAAAACAATTTTCAGTAGTTGATGATGAGTTAAGACCCGCTTTTGGTCGCTTGACGGCAGCCTTTGGCTCAACTGTTGCAGCACAAGAAGCATTACAAATAGCTTTAGATGTAAGCGCATCAGCAGGTGTTGATCTAGCAACTGCATCAGATGCCATAATTAAAGCAAGTCAAGGTCAATATAAAGCAATCACAAAACTTGTACCTGGTATTGGTGCAGCAACATTGGCTACAAAAGATTTTGGCAAAATTACAGATAAAGTTTCAAAGATTGTTGGCGGTGCTGCTGCTACTCGCGCAGGCACCCTTGAAGGCAAGATGGCTGGTCTTAAAATTGCATTTGGCGAAGTTATGGAAACTTTGGGTTATGCCCTTCTGCCTGTCCTTGAGAAGTTTGCAACCATGCTTACAACACAGATACTGCCAAAGGTTGAAGCATTTGTTGCACTTAACAAAGACAAGTTGGCAGCAGGTTTTGCAGTTGCTGCGGATATGGCCTTCAAGTTAGTTACCGCTGCAGTTGCATTTTCTGACTGGTGCGCAAATAATTTTGGTGTAGTAAAAACTATTGCAGCTCTCATTGCTGGAATGTTTGTTGTGGGTCGTATTGCTGCCTTCATTACTGCAATTGAAGGAATCATCGCAGTAATGACATTGTTGCGCACCACAGCAATCGGCGCTGCTGTTGCCGAGGCATTTGCAACAGGCGGTGTGAGCATTGCTTTAGGAGCCGCCGCACTTGCAACAGTTGGACTTGGTGCTTACACAGTAAGTAAAATGATGAATCCCAAAGCTGCAACTAGCGTAAGCAAGGGAATTAGCCCGCGTGGTAATTCAAACAATCGCGATTTTGTTACTAACCCTTATACACCCGTTACTAATGCTCTTGATAATTTCACAACTGGCCTAGACAAAGCAACTGCAGCAACCAAGAAATCAATGAATGATGAAATCAACGCAGCAGCAGCAAAAAAGAATTTAGAGCGCCAAAAGATGCTTTCAGGTTCCACATCACTTGCAATTGGAGAAGGCAACAAATTGTATGGGGCAAATAGCGGCAGAAATGTTGTTGTCAATGTCGCTGGTTCTGTTTCTACTCAAGATGATCTTATTACTGCAATTGCAAATGGCTTAGAGCGAACAACTCGCCGTAGCTTTGGCAGCGGTGGTGGCAAATTTGGATTGGTTAGTACCTAGTGACAGCATTTGATGGTATTACATCCCCTGCAGTAACAGTGCAATTTTTGATGAGTGGCTCATTTGTCACAGTAGCCACCACCGATGTCATTAGCATAAACATTCGCCGTGGTCGCACTCGCCAAAGTGAGCGTGACCAAAGCGGCACATCTGTCATTGTTCTCAATAACTTCAGCGGTATATATAACCCTGATGCCACCAGCGGTACTTATGTTGTTGGCGGTGTGAGCATCCTTCGTGATGGCTTGCAGATGCGCATTGTGGCCACAATTGGCGGCACTGCGTACAACCTTTATTACGGGTTTTTAGAAACAACACGCGTTGATCAAGGCGTGGCGCCAGCGGTGACAATGACATTTGTTGATGGCATTGCTTATATTGCCGATGCCCAGGCACCAGCATTGGCAGCAGCAGCAAATGCCGAAACTGCAGCCACACGCGTTGGCCGTATGCTCGACATTGCGGGTTGGCCAAGTGGGGCATCACGCTCGCTGACAGGTTCAGTTGGGATGCTGGCCACGGTTCAAAATTCATCTTGTATGGCAATGATTTACCAGGCAGTTGATTCAATCGCTGGTCGTTTCTACATCTCACGCGATAATGTTGCAACCCTTGTGCCTCTTAGCAACAAGTTCTCACGCCCAACTCAATTACTTTTTACTGATACAAGTGCAAGCAACACTGTTGGTTATATGGAATTGTTCACTAACCCAGGCACTTACTATGTTGTCAATCAGGCTATAGTCAATCGAGGCAATGCCAACAAGCAATACACATCAACCTACAACCCAAGTGTAAGTTCTTATGGCATTGCTAAAAAGACTTTTGATGCACCTGTTGCTACAGATTCAAATGCTCAAAATCTAGCTCTTTACGAGTCACGCAAATTGGCTTCACCGCTAACCTATGTTGAGCGCATTGATTTCAATGCTTTGGCACTCGGCGATTATGGTGCTTTGTATCCTGACTTTTTAGCAACTGAACTTGGTGATCAAATAAGTGTTGTCCGCTCAGGAACGCAATACAACTTAGTTGTTGAAGGTATGGCGTTTTCAATTGTGCAGAATAATTGGATGATGTCTTACACCACCAGCGCCATTAACCCTTACAGCATTACGATTTAGGGGGAGCGATGCCACTATGCCCGCAAATCACTAATACGCCAATTACCGTTACATTAACGGCGGATTTTACTGTCACAAATGTCATTCCAGTTCTGCCTGCCAACACAGAGCAACTTGATGGTGTCATCGTCTTAGTTGACGGCAAAACAAAGGCTTATTATCAAACAACTGCGCCAATTACAGGGATGACAGAAGGCGACATTTGGTTTGACACCGATGATGGCTACAAACTTTATTACTACACAGGTTCAGCTTGGACTTCAGTTCAAGATACTTCAATTGCCGCCGCTCAATCCGCCGCAACTGCAGCGCAGACAACAGCAGATGGCAAAAATAAGATTTATCGCCAGGGAACTACACCTACAGGAACATTTGCTGTTGGCGATACTTGGTTCAATACTTCGGCAGATAATGCCATTTCTCGCTGGGATGGTTCTTCTTGGGTCGCAACAACTCTTGGCAATAACGCTCTTGCAAACATCTCCGCAAGCAAGATTACTGCGGGAACAATTGATGCCTCGGTTATTACTGTTTCAAACCTAGACGCTGGCAATATCACTACAGGTTATCTTGGCGCAGCTCGTATTGCCACAGGCTCACTTGATGCTACAAAAATTACTGCTGGAACCATTACAGCGACACAAATTTCATCTTCCTATATTTATGCTGGCACAATTGCTGCTGGAAACATTACTGCTGGAACAGTTACGGCTTCCGTTGCTTTTAATGCTGCTAGTGGAACATTCTCAGGAACGATTACAGCAAGTGCTGGAACTATTGGCGGCTGGTCAATCAATTCAAGCCAAATTTACAATGGTGGTGGGGCATATTTAAACGCCACAAATGGCAATGCTTTATTTGCAGAATTGACTGCAACTGGGTCAATTCTAGCCTATAACGGCATTTCAACTAACTCAGGTGCAGATATTTATTCAGGCGGCAGCATTACTGCTAATTCAAATGTTGTATCAAACGCTTCAGCAACTTTTGGTAATGGTACTTCCAATCCATTCTATTATCTCTCATCATCAGGAACTTTAAGATCACTTTATACTTATGGAAAAGCCGTTACAGGTCGAGCCATGCAAATTAACAGTTCAGGTGACTTTGGAACAACCGCTTCAACACTGCGTAAAAAACACGATGTAATGCCATATTCAATGGATACCTCAAAATTGCTACAACTGAAGCCAAAGACATTCAAGTATTTGCCTGAAATTGATGAAAAGCAAGAACAACAATATGGATTTATTGCAGAAGAAGCTGAAGCGTTGGGATTAGAACCTTTGGTTCTCTATAACGAAGAAGGGCAAGTTGACTATTTTGCTTACGAGAAGTTGCCAATCTTTCTATTGCAATTAGCTCAGGAACAAGACGCACGAATTAAAGCACTTGAGGGGGCGTAAATGGAACAAGAAGTTGACATTCAAGAAGTTTTAAAGAATATGCGTGAAACCATCGGCGTACTTGCCCAGGAAAACGCAGTCTTAAAAG